ACGGGGTTTGGCCTATCAATAGAAATATTTAACAATAATAGAAAGGAGAGATCGTTTCTATAAGGTAAAATCTATTACCAAAATAGCCCCTATTCCTATGCGGTGCATATCTGTTGATTCTCCTAATAAAACGTATTTATGCGGACACGGATATATACCAACACACAATACCACGTTAAGTTCTGCCATAAGTTTATACTTACTTTTCGGGGATGGGGAGGCGGGGGCAGAGATTTACAACGCAGCAAGTTCAAAGGAGCAGGCCCGGTTAGGCTTTGATATTTCAAAGCAAATGATAAAGCAGAATAAAGTTTTATCAGATAACAGCGAGATATTTGAGAATAGTATCGTGTTAAGCGGTACTAATTCCTTCCTAAAGGCCATATCAGCGGAGGCATATAGTAAGCACGGGTTCAATGCTCACGGGATTATCTTCGATGAGATACACGCACAGCCCAATAATGAACTATGGGATGTACTGGCTACGTCCACGGGTAGCCGAAAGCAGCCCTTAATGGTTGCTATCACTACGGCAGGGGTAATGAAGAAGGGGCATATAGCATGGGAGAATCATAACATTGCTGTGGGTATTAAGCGGGGTACGATAAAAGATGATACGATGTTAGTGGTTATATACGGGGCAGATAGTACCGATGATCCATTTAAGCCGGAAACATGGGCGAAGTGCAACCCGGGATTAGGCGGCTCAATATCTTTAGAATATTTGGCAGAGCAGGCTAAGAAAGCCCGTAACCAACCCTCATACCTGAATACTTTTAAGCGTTTACATTTGAACGTGTGGACTTCTACGGAAAAACAATTCATAAGCCCTGCAAACTGGAACGCCTGTAATCTTGCACCGCTTACGGAGGAATTTTTCTACGGTAAGAAGTGCGTATTGGCTTTTGACTTGGGGGCAACGAAGGACTTTACAGCGCTGGCAATAGGAACTTATCACGAAGGGATATACCATGTAATGCCGTACATATTTATTCCAGCAATAAAGGCAGAGATGCGGAATATGCGGGACCAGATAGAGATGTGGATCAGGCAAGGGTGGATTATTTCTGTGCCTGGCGATACATTGGATTACAAATTTGTTTACGAAAAGATTAAGACATTAACAGAAAAGTGTAATATTGCAGAGATAGCGTATGATAGATGGAATACAAGTTGGCTGACAAACGAGTTAAAGAACGATGGGGCTAATTGTATTCTGTTTGGTCAGGGGTATAAAACAATGTCCCCAGCGACTAAGGAATTTGAGAAGTTGGTGATAGAGAAAAAGATTAACCACGGAGGACACCCCGTATTAGAGTGGATGAATCAAAACATGGCTATCACAGAGGATGCGGCAGGGAATATAAAGCCGGATAAACAAAAGAGTACAGAAAAGATAGACGGAATGATAGCGGTGATTATGGCGGTGGCACGTATGATAGAAGCCCCAAAGGACGAGGGGGATAGTGTTTACGCAACAAGGGGAATATTAAATTTGTAGTTATGAAACAAAACAGAGAAGCGTTTTACTTTATTGCCGTTATGTCTATAACAGGCTTTATATTTTGGTGCTGGGTAATAGGGTGGGCGATACCCCAAGTAATTAACTGGATATTTTAATGCGGTTCGTCATTATATCTACTGGGTGGAACTGCGAAGAAAATGTATTTCTAAATTTCCTTTCGGTATATAATCAATCCTACAAAGACTGGCTATTGGTAATGATAAGTGACGGTAGCGAGGATAAGACAGGCGAGAATATCAGCAAAATAGTTTCCGATAAGGTCTTAACAGAGGTGCATTCCGATAACACGGGGGCAGCAAAGAGGCGATACAGGGCTATACACAAGTATGCACAACCCGAAGATGTGATATTATTGTTGGGAATGGATGACGAATTGCTACCCGATTGCCTTGAAACGGTAGCCGAGCAGTACGAATTAGGGGCTTTAATGACCTATGGCAACTGGATAGATGAAGAAGGGAACGGCTTACCGCCCCATTTTGACATACATTTTAGCGAAGCGGTACACGATAAAAGGGATTACCGCTTAGATACCTACCGATCTACCGCCCCCAATACGTTTAAGAAGAAACTATTTGAACGTATCAGTAGGGAGGATTTCATAAGTAATAACATTTGGATAAAGTGTACAACTGAAAGCCCGGCTATGTTTGCGTGTTTAGAAATGGCGGGAGAAAAAAGAATAGGCGTAATTGAAAAACCTATTTACCTTTACAAACGTGGAAAGTACAATAAGACAAATAGAAGGTATGGAAGAGATTACAAATACAAACTGTTGGAAGAGATACGTAAGATAAAAAAATATCCTTTGTATGAAAGTATGTAACTTCTCGAAATCGGATTGGGCAAATTTTCAATTTGATAACGCAGAAGCGTTAAAGTCCGTTGGTATTGACGCAGCGAGTTACACTATTCTACCTCACCCCTTCAAATATCAAAAGACCTCCGAACTAATATCTATCTCAAACATACAGCGTAAGATGTTAGAGGCTGACTTTGTGCAGATATTCCATTCAGATACAGAGGCATTAAATGTTTTTTTAAGTTCAAATAGCAAGGCGAAGTTAATAGTTTACCACGCAGGGAGCAGGTACAGAAGGGATCCGAAAACATACAACCATATATTTAACGGCTTAGTACACAAATCAGTAATAGCGTTGCCGGAGTTTGCTGGGCTTGGATGCCATAATGAGCAGTATTTAGTAGGGGCGATAGATACGGACAGGATTTATGCCAACCCCTCACACCCTCAAACCCCTTTTGACTTTCGACACTACCCATCTAACCCAGATGTAAAGGGAAGTATGAAGATAGTAGAAATGGTAATGGAAGTAAAGAAAAATAATAACTTAACTTTCAGGTATTCGCTTAACAGGCAACCAATGGCAGACCAATACGAGCGAATGAGGGAATGTGACGTATATATTGAGTTATTCGCCCCGCTAAATGAGGGTAAGCCCTATGGAAGTTTCGGCATAACAGCACTAGAGGCGGCAAGTATGGGCAAGGTAGTGGTAACGCAGAACCTTAATAGTGATGTTTACTTTAACGAATACGGGTTTAATCGCTTACTTTGTGCTGATAACGAGGAACAATTTAAGGAATTTATTGCTACTTTAGCTAATAGTACAAGCAAAGAGATAAGTAATTTGCAGGATGAGACACGGGAATGGGTAGTAAATAATCACGGGTACAAGGCCACGGGAAAAAGGATAGTTGAAAAAGTATTGGCATGACATACAAAGAAAAACTAATAGCCTGGAACTCTACTCCTAAATACAAAAAGGAGTTAGATTTTCTTTACCACCTGCTTGATGTTAAATACGGTCAGACCATATTAGATTTCGGATGTGGCCTTATGACAGCTATAAATAATTTCAGCGCACGTGGGGAGGCTTTTTTTTATGGGTACGATATTGAGCAGTACGCGGAGCGGGAAGATGAACATTTATACGACAAGGAACTAATAAAGAAATACAACACGATTTATTTGAACCACTCAATAGCGCACATAAAGGACGCAGTAGGAGCTTTAATGTTTTTGCGTATGAACCTATTAGACGGAGGGAAGGTGGTAATAGTTACACCTAATTGGGAGTGGATGGATAAGGGGTATAATGAAGATACAACAGTAATTAGGCACTATGATATTGAAACTTTAAGTACTCTAATCGTTGAAGCCGGGTATCAGATAGATCAGGTTGGGCAATTTGGACAAGTTAGAAAAGACATACACCAGCATAACCGACTAAGTAACGAGCGTATTTTTATAGTTTGTAAGTAATTTTAATTTACAATTTACAATTTACTTATTCTTATTTTTGTATAAAATACTGCTATGCAATTAAGAAACACCTCCGCTTTTGTACGTGCTATAAAGGAAGATTCCCGTACCGTTGAATTTGTTATTTCTGATTCTACACGGGACAGGCATAGAACAGTAGTAAATCAAAAAGGGTGGAACCTGGATAATTACCTCCGCAACCCAATCGTAGGCTATAACCATAACGTGTACGGAGGTGGTATGTTTACGCAAGGCACACCCGATGATATTATAGGTAAGTCAGAAGTATTTATAGAGTGCAATAAACTCATAGGCCGTGTAACCTTTGAACCAGCCGACATCAACCCCATAGCAGAAAAGATATTTCAAAAAGTGAAGTTCGGTACACTCCGGGCGGCTTCCGTTGGATTCAGCGAAGTTGGAGAGGGAGAGTACGGAACCGGAGATGAGGCGAGAGGTGCAGATAGCGAAACGTATTATTTTAAAGGGCAGGAGTTAGTAGAATGGTCTATTGTAAACATTCCTTCCAACCCTTCCGCAACAAAAAGAACAGACTATAAAGAGCCTACATTGAACGATGTACTTAATAAATACGCAGAACTGACAGCAAAGCACAACGATACAGATGTGCGTGGCGTTTCAATTATTGACGTACTGAAATCAATGGAAGGCATTATAGACTTGCAACTGCCGGAGAAAAAGGTAGGGGCTAAAAAATTATGCGATCTGTATGAGAAGCGTTTACACGTTATCTCTATTTCCTAAAACAACTTAGTTAGGTAGTGATATCCTAAGAAGATATTAGCCTTCCTTATATCCTTGTGTTTCTTTTTATCCCGTAAACTGTCGGTGTTAATTCTATTGTGGTGGTGGAAAGCCTCCTTTAGTAGGATAGTCTTTATGAACCTACGTTCATCTTTAGAGAGGATTAATCTGAGTAGAAATTTTTTCATTATCTTGTTTTTAGTATAGATACAATACTTACATCAAAGTATTCGCACCAGGTTACCATTGTTTGAAATGATGGATTTTTATTTCTTCCTGATTCAACCGTGTTTATTGTTACCCTGCTAAGTCCTGTTTCAAGGGATAATTCATTTTGAGAAATCCCTTTGTTAATTCTCAGTTTCATTAGTTTGGTAGTATCTATCATGTAATAGTAATTTTAATTTACATACAAGGCAAAGATATAAATTAATTTTGTATTAAATATAAATACTAAAATTAAAAAGATGACTACTGAAACAAAAGCAAAACACGAAAAACGTGGCACACTGGTAACCCAGATGCAGGCTATAATGGAAGTTGCCAAAGCAGACGGTAACCGTTCCCTAACAAAAGAAGAAGATGCACTTTGGTCTAAACTTGACACCGAGCAGGAAGCCCTTGCCGCTGACATTCGCAGAATTGAAAAAATCAGCGAATTGACCGGGGCAGAAAAAGAGCGTTTCCTGAAACTTGGAAAAGATAACGGAACTTCTGCTGGTGCGGAAGAGGAAAAAGAGGTGACCTACGAAAAGGCATTTTTGAATTACGTTCGTGTTGGATATGCTAACCTACCTGAGAATGAGCGTAAGGTTATGCAGGCTGCAAAGCGGGCATACCAGAACGTAGGCACTACAACTGAAGGGGGCTTTTTGGTTCCTGAAGGTTTCATGGCAGACCTCGCAAAGTCACTTTTGAAGTTCGGTGGTGTTCGTGAGTCAGGTGCAAGAATCCTGAGAACAGCAAGCGGAAACGACATTCCTTGGCCTAATATGAATGATACTGCTAACTCAGCGGCTATCCTTGCAGAGAGCAACGCAGCGCTTACTACACCTGATTTAGTGTTTGGTTCTACCACTCTGAAATCATGGATGTACGCTACTTCAGTTATCCGGGCTTCTTACCAACTGTTGAATGACAGTGCGGTAAACGTGAAGCAGGTAATTATTGATGCACTTGCAGAGCGTATCGCACGCGGAACAAACGCAGACTTTACCACAGGAAACGGAACTACTGCTCCTGAAGGAGTTGTAACAGGTTCTGGCGCAGGTGTTACTTCTGCTTCTGAAACAGCAATTACACCTTCTGAAATCGTTGATCTGGAACACAGCCTTGACGCAGCATACCGCCCGAACGCTGTATTTATGATGCACGATTCTATTCTGAAGAAAGTTAAACAACTTGTACTTTCAGATGAAGCAAATACACCTATCTGGCAGCCTGGAATTATGAATTTCGGCATGGCTCCTACCATTTTGGGATATAAATACATCGTTAACAACTCTATGGCGAGTTCACTTGTAGCAGACGCAAAGGTTATGCTGTTCGGGGACTTCTCTTACTATGTTATCCGTGATGTACAGGACTTCAGCGTACTTAATCTGAAAGAGCGTTATGCAGAATATTTGCAGGAAGGCTTTATCGGATTCAGCCGCCACGATGGTCGTTTCATTTCAAGTGATGACACCGTTAAGCGTCTCACAATGGTTAACACATAATCGTTAACTAACTAATACCTGAAAAGGGCAGCCAGATACAATGTCTGTCTGCCCTTTTTCATTTATACATGAAAGTCAGATTATTAATAGATTTACAGGGGGCGGTAAACGGACGTAAGGGAGAGGTAAGAGACGTAGATAATGAAACGGGCAATATGCTTCTTAGTTTTCTGTTAGTAGAATTATACCAAAGAACACCGAGGCCAAAAAGAAAACCAATAATAGTACACACACGATGTATCAAAGAACAAAAATAGCAACAGCGGCAGCCGCCACACCCGTAACGCTCACAGAGGCAAAGGCCCATCTAAGGGTGGACTTCAGTACCGATGATACATTGATAACAACGCTTATTAATGTAGCCACAGAGTACGCAGAGAAGCGTTTAGGGAGGGCTTTAATCAGTCAGACATGGGATATGTATTTTAACGATTGGGATGAGGCCCTAGCAAACGATTGCGATGGTGAGAATATATATATACCATTTTCGCCCCTTGCCTCGATTACGCATATTAAGTATTATGATACAAGTAATGTGCAGCAAACCATTACAAGTACAGAGTACGATGTGGATATTATCAGTGAACCCGGACTTGTTAAATTAAGTGCAGCGGCAACAAGCGGCTGGCCTGCTTTATACAACCGCCCCAATGCTATTGTAGTTCGTTTTGTGGCAGGGTACGGGGCAGCGAGTACGAACGTGCCGGAAACGATCAGGGCAGCGATTAAACTACTTATATCTCACTTTTACGAGAATAGGGAAGGGGTGGTAACGGGTCAGGGAATACCTACACAGATACCAGTACCTATGCATATTGTGGATGTGTTCGCGTCGTGGTCTATAAATCATACTTTTTGAAAACATTAATACTCACAGCATTTCACGGCAGGCCACATATAAGTCAGTTGTATTGGTATGGTATTGAGAGGCTAAGAAAAAGTTTTGATATTGAAGTTTGTGCGGTAGTAAGTGATAACGAAAATAAAATGTTAGCGAAGTTGAACGATTGCGAGTATATTGTAGAAACAGAGAATAATCCACACGGCAGAAAGATGAACACGGCAATGGCTGAAATAGTTAATAAAGATTTTGATTACCTCATGCAACTAGGTAGCGATAACCTTATATCTAATAAGGGAATGAACGCTAATTTAGATTACATGGGTAAAGGAATTAATTTCTTCGGACATCATAATTTGATAATGATAGATTCGATTACAAAGGCTTGTAAGTTAAAAAAGTATGGTAACGTCTTCGGTGCTGGTAGGTGCATATCAAAAAAGATACTTTTGAAATCCATTCCCCTTTG